TACAGTAGGTGTGATAGTATTAGTTGGAGTAACAGTAGGTGTTGGTGTGTTAGTTGGTGTTTCAGTTACCGTAGGTGTAGGTGTTTGAGTTGGTGTTTCTGAATTAGTTGGTGTATTTGTCGGGGTTTCCGTTGGTGTATTTGTCGGGGTTTCCGTTGGTGTTAAAGTTGGTGTTGGAGGACAAGAATTACTACAAGGTCCCACAGAACCAGCAGTTTCACCATTAGGGTTGGCTACTATAAAAATATCTGTATTACCACAACCCTCTCCAAGAAAATATGGAACGGAAGGTGGGGAATAAGGTATGCTCAAACCACTATCTGTATAAAGTTGTAATGGAAATGGCCCAAAAGGGCTCAAAGGTAATTGTGTATAGATTGTAATTTGTGAAAGTGGGTTTTGATTACAAACATCACCTTGAATCTGTTCTTGATAGAAATTATAGGTATAAACACCCACTAATGAACTCGTTGTTGGGGTAGGTGTATTAGTTGGTGTTTCCGTCGGTGTTTGAGTTGGTGTTTTAGTTGGGGTAATTGTTGGTGTAGGAGTTGCAGTATTAGTTGGTGTTTCAGTTGGTGTTGTTGTTGGAGTCTCAGTTGGAGTCTCGGTTGGCGTCACAGTTTGAGTAGCGGTAGGAGTTTCAGTTCTTGTTGGTGTATTTGTTGGAGTTACAGTTTGTGATTGTGTTACTGTATTTGTTGGAGTATTAGTTGGGGTTACGGTCGTTGTTGTGGTTGGCGTAATAGTTGGGGTTATTGATGTTGTTGGTGTGTTTGTAGGAGTTATGGATGGCGTAATAGACGCAGTAGGTGTAATCGTAGGTGTAGTTGTAGGTGTTGGTGTAAATAAACATGGATAACCACTTTGGTCGTAAAGTGATACTTGGAACGTGCAATTTTCATCACACATTATAGATTTTTTTACTTCACAATTATTACTATCAATTAACTTAACAACAATTAATGGTGCGGTATCAAATAAACTTGGTAAATAAAAAACTTGACCTAATGTTGTTCCACTTAGAACTCCAACGTACTCACATAAAACTTCGAGCAAATCACAAACATAGACATTATACGGTGTTGTTCCCGTAACGTTTTGTATGATTAACCTTGAAGACATTATGTTTCACAATAAATATCATAATCGATGGTTAGACCTATCACGAATTCAGAATCACTTAAATCATCTTCAGTCCCGTCACAACTCGATTTTACGGTTACTTTATTATTAACGGTATCAAATGTGTAGGTACTAACACCTGTGACACCTGATAAAATTGTCTCCAATGATTCTATCCACTGAGCTTCTGTTGGTACACCACTTAGTGTTGTGCCTGTGAAAAATGTATCTTCGTATGTATTTCCACTTACTTCTACAAATGCCGTATAAGTTGCCGATGATAATACACAATTTGTATTACCTGATGTTAAATCGTAAAAACCTTCATAAACCATAGATGAAAAATCTCTTTCAGAATCTGTAGTGACGGTAAATCCTGTTGAGATTACAGGTAAATAAATGTAACCTGAAACTAATGGAGTACAAGGAACAATAACGCTCTTGGTTGAGGAACAACCTGAATAGTCCGTAACAGTTACAGTATATGTCCCACCACTTAAACCTGTTAAATTTTGTGATGAAGAATATCCTGCATTTTCTGACCACATAAAACTATATGGTGGGTTTCCATTAAATATTGTTGTGGTTATTACACCCTCATTATTGTTATCACCACATGATGTTGGTACTAATATATAATCTAAACTGTTTGATGATTGGATAGTAAATCCTCTATATATTGAACAATTGTCTTGGTCTCTAACTTGTAACTCATAAACACCAGGAACTAAATTGTTAAATGTTACGGATGAAAAAGCAACATCAACATATTGAATTATAGGTACATTATTTCTTCTAACAATAAAATCTAAAACCCCTGTAAATCCTGTACCAACAACAACACTACAAATACCATTATTTTCTCCACATGTTGTTCCTGTTACCGATGCCGTGACATCAAATTTATCTTGAGTAAACACGTTAAAGACCTGACTATACTCACAACCTGTAGAATTGGTAATAACAATCGTGTATTCACCATCTTCTAAATTATCAAAGACTATTGAAGGTGAAACTTGTGTAATACTACTTGTTGTGGAATTGGGATATATTAATGTAAATGTATATGGACCATTACCTATTACATTTATAGTTGCCGTACCTCCATTCGATGAACATGTAGAGTTTGTTACAAAAATATCAGTTGCGGTAAATCCAGCATCGGCTTGTAAATAAGTTGACCCAATTACACTACAAAGAGTTGCATCTGATATTTGAAATGTTGCAAAACCTGGTGTAAACCCTGTAAATGTTACTTCATTAGCAAATGTAATTAAAGTCGTACCATTACTACCCGAATAAAAGAAAGGACCTGTACCACCTGTTATTGATATTGTTATAGTACCATCGGCTGAAAAACAATTTGGATTTGTACTTGTAAAAGTTGCAATACCTAACTGAGGTGCGTTTTCAACTACTGCGCTTTTTGTTTTTTGACAACCATATGAATCTGTAACCGTAACAGAATATGTTGACGCTGTTAAACCTGTTATTGTTGTACCTGTAGAACCGTCATTCCACAAGTATGTGAAAGGTGCAGTACCTGTTAATCCTGTAATTTGTAATTTACCTGTATTTCCAAAACACTGTGTATTATTAACAATATAAAAACCAAAATCTAATGGTGTTGATGGTGCAACTATAAATGTTTCAGAATATCCACTACATCCACCATAATCCTCATAATATGCCCTAAACACACCTGAAGGTACATTATTAAAACTCAACGCGCCATTTAATGTTTCACCCGAAAGTATTTGTGTCGTACCACTAAATAATTTAATCGTTATTGGATATGCGGTAGATGTTGCGGTTAAATCTACAATTCCATTATTTTCACCACATGTTGTTCCTGATGTCGCAACCGCATTTAAACATCCACCGCTAGAAACAATCATGTTAATATAAAATTCATTGTTAATGTCACCCAAAGAGTCATTAACACGAACAATATATGGACCTGCGGTTAGATTATTTTTAGTCGCACCAGTACCTATGTTTGGGTTTACCCAATCAATGGTGTATGGTTGAACTCCTCCCGAAAGAAAAATTTCAATCGAACCTGAGCCTGAGTTGGTACAATCACCAGTTACTGAAAAGTTATATTCAAAATTTGCCATTAGTTACAATTTATCTGTATGTTTATACCAACATTTATTGACAAAGTTTGATTTGTGAATAGTTCTTGACAACCTGAGTTTGATATGATTATCCTTGTTGGATTAACATTATAATTCATTCCGTATTGGTATATAGTTTCCAAGTTTGTTTCTAAACCATTTAACCAATCATCATTTGTTGGAATATCATTTATACCATATCCAACATAAAACGGTAATTGAACTAAAATCGTATTGTCTAATCTGACATCGGTATACCACGTAGATGTTATTGAATTTAATACACAATCAGATATTGTATATCCACTTGATATTACAAGAGCATTTACTGATTTGTAAAGCGCGTCTGAGAATGATTCAATTGTTGATGAGGTGCCGCTCCACGGGAATGTTGAACCAGATACTGTTTCATCAATACAATCGTTCATGAATATTGGTCCTGTGATTTCACAAGGTACACATGGTACTGTTGTGAATATACAACCTCTTTGTCTTCTCCAAACATATTTTTGTCTGTGAAATGCCGAGTTTTCATATTTTAAACCACCATTCCAAATTGTTGTTGATGGTATAGTTTGTTCAACTAATTTTGTCCAATAGTCACCAATACCAATTGTGTAATCAATCATTTTTTGATAGGTATAGTGTGATATATCAATACCCGCTTTTTCAAGTGACTGAAGATAATTCCAATATACTAATTGAAGTGTTGGATATCCTGAAGTTTTACCGTCTGTGGTGTACCATCTATTTCTAACATTAATCATGTTTTTATAGAAAGTTTGTGCAAATTCGGCAAAAGTTTCAGTTTGTGGTTGTGGATTAATTATTGTCCAATCTAAATCTCCAACTGTTGGGTATGGATTTGAAAAACCTGTGAATGGTATTGGGTAATCTAAATCTCTCGAGTTTTCCCAAACACTATAAGTAATACCTTGACCCATATTCATAAACAAGTCAACATTCTTAACATTAACAACTAATGAGTTCGAGTCAAAAGAATCTGTTGATGTAAAATCAGACTTATCCTTTGTTTTAATTTGTCTTAAATTAAAACCAAATCCACCCATATTTGGAAAATTGGTAAATCTATCAATATATTCTTTACCATATGATGGTGGTATTGTTTGAAGTTGTGAGTTTGGACTTTGTCCTGTAAATGTTTGATTTGTAACTACGGCTTGTTGTCCTGAATTATGATATCCTGTCTGTTCAAACCATCCGCCACCTTTTTGGAAAAAAAAGTCTTGAGTTGTTCTTGGCATTGTAGGATAACCATCTTCATTAATTGGGTAATCGTCTAATGTGTAAGTCGATGCACTTGTAACTTGGTTGGTAGTAAACGCAGTGTATGTAACTCCTTTGAATTTATATTCTGACCCGACCAAATAACTTGGAATGTTTTGAACATATGTACCACCAGATAACTGAGCAAATTTATTTAAAAAGTCGGAATACTTTAAAACTCTATCCGCAACATATACTGACTCATTATATTCCACCAAAGCTTGTGGAGCTCCGATAGTTTGCATTAAAAATTCTATTGAGCGTCTTGTTCCTTTTGAGCGGTACAAGTGAGCAGAGTTTAATATTAGTTTTTTGTAATATTCAAAATTTAATTCAGTTGGTGTTTGGTCTCTTGTCCAACCTTCATATATTGATTTATTTTTAACACCATAAACTGAATATAAAAAGTTTTCATTTGTTATTGGTGATATGTTTGTATCCCAACCTAAAGTTTTTGCTAAGTACACCAATAGTGATGATGGTATATCATCACCTGAAATATAATTTACTGATGGTATTCTTGCCAGTACATCAATGAACTTTTTAGTGTCATCAAAACTTCTTGAGTATAATTGTAAAACCTTTTCAATTTTTTGGTCAGGAGTATCGAATTCGTGGAACGCACCTGTTGTTAAAAATCTACTAATTAAGTTAGTTTTAAATTCATCAATTTCCCCACCGTATTGTGCTAATTTACTAACATAAGATTGATATGCAGAAGTTATAATGTCTATATTCCAAATACCAAATAAAGGCCATGTCAAATATTCATATGCGGTATAATAAGTACCATCATCTGTTTGTCTTGGAACTTTAAATTGTGCTGTATATTTTGGTACAACAAATCTATTCAATAAGAATTTTTCAACTTCATCAAAATCATTAGCAAAAACCATTTCTGTTTTTTGTTTGTTAGGTCTAATGACTAATGAGTTTGTAATGTTAGTTAACCCTGAAAAACAATCACCTGATACTGTAAATGTTATTGTACCCGCAGTTAGACTAGTACTTGGAGAAAAAACAACAACAGGAAATTCTGTACTTCCCGTACCAACAAATAAAGAGTAATCTTTATACGTCGATGTTAGAGCTCTTAAAGGACTTACAGGGGTTGCCCTTAAAGAGACGTTTCTCGCAGCGTTTGTTGTATAATCAATATCGAATATGTTTTTTATTCTTGTCACATCAACAGTAAACGATGTCACATTTTTTACTTGATTATAAACAACATTAGAACAAGTAAACGCTGTTGTATAATCAAAATATACTTGGTCTACTTCTAAAGCCGCAGGAAAATAATTAATAATTTGTGTTACTGAAACCTCTAATCTTTTTGTTAATGAACCGTAAAGTGTAAAGTTTGTAACTTCAGTTAAATCATAATTGGGATAAACTTTAAGGTCTTTTGATGCGGTAATTCTAGCCTCTTCGATTGAATCTATATTTAGACTATCAAGTGTGATTGGGTCTGAAAAAACTCCTTCTTGATATTCTTGTGTTATTTTTTCAGTAACACCATAGTCAAAAGTAAAGTTGGTATTTGTCAATCCACCACCTTGCACGGATTGGAATCCTACTAAATTTTCAGTAGTACTATTAAAACCCGCGCCCGTATTTGGAACGACAATTTTAGCCATTATTGAACAATGTTATCGAAACTTTGACTTGTATCAATATTGTTACCTCTATCTTGACGAACCTCATAAAGAATATCGTCAAAGTCACTTCTAACCTCGAACAAGTTGTATTGTTTATAGATTCTACTTTGTGAGTCGTAAATTGTGTATAATCCAGGTTCAATCGCTTTAACTTGGTTACCATAAAGAGCAATTGCGATACTATTCAAGTCGTACTCAGCCATTTCAATTTCAATCATAAATGGGTTGAAGAACGTATTTGTTAAAATTACGTTCTGACCAGGTTGACCTATATATGGTACCGCAGCAGGATTATTTGATGGCGAACTTGATGGTGACACAGTCATGAATATCAAATTTCTTGCGGCTGGTGAATCGATATATCTGTATCTTGTATTACTTACATTCGCGGCACTTGGTTGTGTGATTACGGTATCAACATAAAATGAAGATGTTACCATTCTATAAAAGTTTGGTATTTTTGTACCATCACTATTAAGATATTCAACTCTATAACCAACCAATCCTTGTGAATTAAATCTTGACCTATAAGTCGCGGGTACGTTATTAACATCAACAACTAATCCTTTAACAGATGGTAATGATGAAAGAACACCACAATCAGTTAATGTTGTTCTGATTTGTACAGGTCTAATCATCAAAGAATAAATTCCAAGTTGATTGAATTCGTCAGATGGTAATCTTAAATTATACATTCCACCCAATATTTCATCTGTACCACCGCCAGTACTTGAATTGTTAAAATAGGGTGTGAGTATTTGTGCGGCGTTTAATTTCTTGATTACAGGAGTTGATGTGTAATCCCTTGATGGGGTATAAATCATAATGATTTCCACATCTTCGGGACTCATATCTGCTGGTCTTGTAATACCGTAGGTTCCTAGTGCCATTATATTGTTGTTATTTTAAAATATCCGTATCCGTAATTTAAGAGGTCGTTCATACCATCTATTTCTCCAAATCTAAAAAGACTTTCGGTTGCTGATAATCTTCCTCTGTCTATAAATACATTTGATTGTATTTCTGCTCCGTTAACCATACCAATTAATACTTCTTCTTTTACAATTGGAATTAATGTTATCATCTCTTGTGTTAACCCTGAAACAATTGGAATTATTTTTTCAGGTTCTGTTGGGTCTGAGTATCCCGTTATAAATAATGTATACCCTTCAGGATAATCATAATAAAGTTGGTCATTATATGTATAGGCGGTGTAATTGTCTGCCAATCTATTTACCAAACCAATTATCTTACCTTTCACAATTATTGGCACACCTTCCACATATGGTTGTGGACCATACAATCTTAACTTAGATAATTGTGAATTTGTAAATCCTGTCACAAAGTATGGTACTTTTTTATACTGTGGATATGATGATGTAATTTGTGCGGGATAGTTGTTGTAACTATCACCTGTAAAAATCCATTTGTATGATATTGGTGTTCCTGACCAATAGGTACCCATTGGTATGAAAAAAGATTCACCTTCTTCATTTGGTATTCCTAATGCCTGATAAGGCATTTTTATATTTTTTGTTGTTACTGTAACACCCCAAGGTCCTGCACCGCTCATTGAGAGTGTATACGATTTTGGTTCTGAGTTTGGATTAAATGGGTATGTATGTACCGTATAGTTGGGGTACTTGTTTTCTATTTTTTGTTTTGGTGAATTGTCCCCCCAATCAACTGTGTAATTTATTTCTTGGGCTTGTTCTTGTGATGTATTATATAGGTACAAATTATAATTTTGTGGAGAACCTGTTGTACCACTATAAATAAAATTATTATTCAAATCCTTCTGTAGAATAGCACCATCAAATCCTGAATAATATCCAATGTCTTTATATGACTGTTCAAACATTATTGGAACGGTAAGTCCAGTTAATACTGAATTTCCATTTGTTCCCCCTGTTAATAGATAAGTCATGCCTGTCCACATAGGAACAGTCTCACCACTAACCACAACATCGACCTTGGCGGCGTTTAAGAATTCTTGTGATATCGATATTTTGAGTATTTCTTCTTTCATGTTTAACTACAACTACAATCAGTATGTTTAGATATTATTGACGAACTGGCTCCTACACCAACTTCAGAAATTACTTCCCAACAACCTGAATTTGCCGCTCCACTTATTTTTACAAAATCACCAACAACAACTCCTATGTTTGAATTATCCGTACCATACATTATTTTAGAATCGGTACATCTTTCAAGTTGGAACGTCTTGTAAACGGGAGTTGGTGTTGGGGTTGGGGTCGGAACTCCTGTTGGTATTGGTGGTATTGGTGGGTTTATATACTCATACCATTTAATCGGATTTAATGTTGTACCGACCCTTAAGTCTTGTACTGTTGAGTTCGAAAGTACTACGTCATATGTGTATCCCGTATAATCCATATTAACTTGATAATAGAAATACTCTTCATTATTAAAATTAAATTTTTCGCCCATAAGTCCTTGTGGTACGGTCATCATTCTTTTGAACTGTCCTATGCTGGCATCAAAAAATTTAGCGCTCATGTATAATGTTTGAAGGTCGACAAACTCTGTGTCTTTTAACCAATAAATAAAAAATCCTTCTTTGTCGCCAACATAATCTAATTTATAAACGGGTTTTTTAATGTCGACAAATGTTAGTCCATATGGTACTGTCATTATCTCACCTTGTCGGGTTGGTAAGATTATTGTCAAATATATTTGTTGATTAGTAGTACTCGGTGTATCATAAAAATCCAATTTAAAAAATGAGCTTGTAAACTTACCAACTTTAAAAACAATGTCCGTTGTGGTCATATTGTTGGCTCTATAATCAGTAACCCAATTTGTACTTGTTGTTTCACTTGTAATATTCGAATCTGTAGTTGCGCTATAAAAATAAAACTCGTAGTTTACACTTGTTTGTGTTTTATCTGTTATTGTATCATTATAGACTTTGTGCGAATATCGAGTAGTTTCAAAATTATCAATAGGGTTGATAACTTGTCTTATTACTTCACTCTCAAACAAATCAATACTGTCATTAACACCACCTAAATCCCAACTTAGATTAATTGGTACTTCAAGTGCTTTTTGAGGTTCTGTGTTATTAAATCTAAATCTATAATTATTCACAATCGTCTATAATTGGGTCTTGGACAACAGGTTCTGTTGTGTTTATATTCTTAAATGGTGTTGTTAAATTAAACAATATCTGACTAAACGGATAATGTGCACCGTTTAAAAATGGATAGTCTAATCCATTTATTGATACACCACCAGGGTCTTCTTCTAATTCGCCAGGTAATAATATGTTTCTCCACTTCCATAGACCATCTTGTTGTGAGTAATAAGCCCAACTTGGTCTGTTTAGAGGTTCTATACTTAATTCAGTACTAAGATTGTTAGAATATTTTTTCAATGGTATTTCATGGTGTGGTTTGTAAAAATAACCCTCAGGTATTGACGTACTTTGTGAGTCAATTTGATATAATGAATCATTGAATGTTAATTTGTGATTACAGTTTGACACAATAAATTCTAATTGTTCAGATTCGTTGTACTCACAAAAATCACCAATTAATGTGTGACCTGTAGGTAGTGAACTATTGTAATAAAATAAATAAGTGTCACTGCGGATATTTTTAGAATATTCATTTACAGGTATATTTTCAAAACCATCAAGATTATTTTGTGACCACCAACTGTCAATTGTTTGTCTTTGGAAATTAAATTCCCATCCGTATTTTATTGCCGTGTTTGTCACAGGACTCGGTTTGTTAAACCAACCTGAATATCCTTTATTTACGATTGTTAGGTATAAATTAGTAACTGGCTTATTAAAATTTGTGGTAAGTTGGGACACGTCTAAATCATTAACAACAACAAAATTGTAAGTTTGTGTTCCGTCTAAAACTGATATTCTTTCTTGTAAATTAGGTGTCAATCCCGAATATTCCACTTTTTCTTTTTTAGCAAATGGTAATTGTTCAAACCCCATTTTATTAAGAGTAACACCTTTCTCGTCTGTTAATAATTTGTGTAACCTAACATAATATTTTGATTTAGTTTCACCTGAGTTATTAATATCTGCAATTCTTCTAAAAGTACCTGAAACACCATTTACAAATGTATTTCCAGTATAACCATAGTTTACTATTGAAAAGCTCGTATCTCCGTTATCATACCCCGCCTCACCAATACTATCCACTTGGAAAAAGTTATTTCCATTATAGCTTATAGATAGTTCAACAAATTGTGCGGGTGTTAGGTTGTGTTTTCCACCACATCTAAATGTAATGTAATTTGCACCATTTGCAACCGTATTGACAATTGTAAATGGAATACCATCTGACGCAATAAAATTTACAGGATTACCACTTAGTTGTGTATTCACATAACTCATTCTCTGTGTTGTACTTGATGAATACACATAACTCACATAACAACTCCAGTTGTAACTAGCCGCACTTTGTGGTTGGTAATCAAATTGTGGGTTTTCAACATCATTTCTTAAAAAAGAAAATTCATGATATTGTGGAAATCCGTTCCATTTAATACCAAACGTATCAACAACTCTACGACCGCTGTTGTCAAATAAAATATCATTATTGGTTAAAACAGAAATTGGGTTGGTAAGATACATAAAATTTTTATAGTTATCATAATTTGTAACACCAGATAAAGTATTATAGAACAATTGTTTGATTTTACCACCAAGTCTATAAACATTAGATTCGTTTCTTTCAACAACCGATTGTTGATAAGAATTAACATCACGACTTCTATTAGAATCCACAAATTCTTTCCTATCCCCATCTAAGTTTACAGGAATAGACAATATCTTATCCGTAGATAACTTATATTGTAATCTAGGTAAAACTATTAATTTATCGTTGTACGCTTTACTCATTATATTTCAACTGCGTAATTAGTAATAAATTTATCTAAAGCTGTTTTTCCAACTTTTAATCCAAAATAAAAGTGAAATGGTGCACCAACCAAGAAAACAGAATTATCAAATGTACTTGTACTTATAAATCCATCATAGGTATATCCTGTTGGATTGTTGTTACTATCGTATCCTATTTTAGATGAATATATGTAACCAGGTCTTTGTGTTGTTGGTAATTTAACCGCGCTTGGGTAATAGGTGCTGTCGTTTAATCTATCTATTGTTTGATAATCAGTACTATAGAAAAATTCTTGACCACCTACATTAACAGTAGGTTCAGTATACCAATCATTTTTTTCTGAACCAAATAAAACTCCTTTACCTAAAATTGAATATGATGTGTCTCTTGACCATTTATACATTGGTACTGTTTGTGATTTGTGTCCAAAACTATTAAACGCAAATTTCTTGGCGGTGTCAATGTATGTATTTCTTCCTGGTGATACAAAATCTCTTGTTGCCGTCTCTGAACTAAAAAATACACCAACAACAGGGTTGGTTGTTTTACCAAAAAACAAATTATCTGAATTATATCCTTCAGGTGTAAAAGGTACAACACCAAGCTCTGAATTTATACTAACAAGTTGCGCAAAATCACCATCAATTTTTTGTCCGTCTTGTCTACTAAAGAATTGGGAAATACCAGCGTTTCCACTACCCAATAATTGACCCCAAAAACTTGAATTGGTCATTCTACTTATTATTAATAGTTGAAATAGGTCGGCTGGTTGATTAAAAGATGTTGTATTTAATTTGTTAATATAATAACCGTCAAACGCAGGGTTTGGACAAATATTTTTTATTATATTATCTTTAGGTCCTAAATCCATTATTGTTACTGGATTACCTAAGAAATAATCATTACCTTTTTGAGAGCTTATTTTTTTCGCTTTCATACCAACAAAACCATTTTCATATGGTGATGAACGATAGAAGAAACTATTATTTTCTATACGAAATACAAGTTTGTCTTTACAATAATTGTATGTTGGGTCATTAACATTTAAACCTCCTTCATAAATCTTATCGTTTTGGAATGATGGTAAATATAAAGCCCCATTAACCCATTGGTTTGTAAATGTCATCCCAAACACGTTTCTACAAATTGCAAGATTCAACATAAACCTTGACTTCCATTCAGCAATTTGTTTTATATCCGAGATAATTGCAAATGTTGTTGGTATTCTATCCGCAACGACATAACATCCATCTTTAACTTTGAGATAGTCCTTCCTTTCTTGTACATAATATACATCAGGTGCCTCTTCAGGTGTACTAATTGTTAGTGGTTCTCCATCTTCTTGTGGTTTATATGCACCTAAAGGTACAATACCACCACAAGAGAAACTACCCATTAAAGATGTGGTTCCAGTTCCATATGAGTCTTCAAAGTCACCAGACTCAGAATTGTTAAAATCTAAACTTGAGGATATTGATTGTGTTGCAACCGCACCACCTGTTTCGTTTATTGTATAAATTGCAAAAGATTTGTTCTGTGCAAAAATATATTGGTCATCAAACGAATCAGTCCTTGGTAGTCTGTCCGTTCTCATCACAATATTTTGATTATTGTTCACATTCAGTGTGTGTCCACTATCGTAAACTTTAGATTCTAACTTATAGTATCCACCTGTAAATTGATTTGGGTCTGTGGAACTCAAACTACCTAACCTACTCATTAATGAAACACCTTCAACATATTCATACGGGTAATATCCGTCAGTATAATTAGTAGAATTTGTTCCGACTAAAAGATTTGTACCCCATCTACCCGTTGTTAAAGGTGCTGCCGCATAGTATCCGCCAAAAATTATACCTATTTTTTCACTTGCAACACCACCACCATCAGTCGTTGGACCATAACTACTATATAAAGTAATAGTGTTTGATGTAAATGCTGTGAATCCTCTGTCCGCATTTGTCGATGGTGTAAAGAACTTTGATGGGTAGTATGGATTTGAAAGACTGTTAGATAGTATTTGATTATAATTAGGTAAACTTAAACCCTTTAATATTGGTTGGTTTACTTTATAATCACCCTCAACAATAACACTTCCTTCAGGTAAACCGATAGGTAGTGAAATATCTACTTTAGTTCTTTGTCTGGTAGAATAAGGGTCAACACCTTTCATTAAAACAACAACTAATAAATTTTTATAATCAGGAATTGTTTCAATCGGTACTATTTTGTTTGTTAATTCTCTATACTGAGTATTTCCATCTAAATCGTTATATCGTAATTTTACATATATTTCACCTTTTAATACTCTTCTATAGAAACCATAATCACTAATACTATTTGTACCAACTATTTTTTCTAAGTCCCCAATTGTAACCGCTGTAACAACTTGTGAATACTCAATATCAACAGAGAAAATATATTCAGTAGTTCCTGTATAGTCGTTTACCAAATTAAATGATTTAGTATCTATATTTTGACTTGGGTTATTTGGGTCGGCATAAATTATATTTGTATTTATTGATTTTGTTGTTGGTGTAGTTCCTGTAACTTTTATACTTGATTTATAGTTCTTATCTTTACTCGTGTCGTTTGACATGAAAGATATCATTTGACCTGTAACTAACGAAATATTAGAACCTTGGTCTGTTAAAATTACATATGGTTGGTCTTCATAAAATTGATATACTCCACTTGATATTGTGTTAGCACTATAGTTAGGATAAATTTTAATTCTATTGAATCCACCGCCAGGGGTTTGTGTGAAATATTTACCCTTACCATTAAACATGTTGATTCTTTCAGGGATTGGAATTTGTGTGTCTAACCATCCTGTTCTACTATTGTCGTCGTTTGAATACTTTGGTGTTCTTCCACTTTCTTTTCCGTCACTGTTGTCATTACCTGCAGCTAACTCACCAAAAATTTCATTATACACTTGTTCTTGAAATTGGTCATATTCACTCAAAGTTGGAGATATGTCAGGATTTCTTACATATGTTGTTGGTGTGTTTACATCCGCTAATAAAGATAAATTAGTATCAGAATATTTGCCACCTTCTTTTATGCTATCATCATTATCACCTTCAGGATTACAATCACAAGCAGAACAATCGGGATAAATAATAAGCGGTAATCTAATTGGTGGAAATGCAAAATTTAAAATTCCATTTGCAAACCTTTGTAGTCCGTCAATAAAACCACCTAATTTGTCGGCCAATTTTTTAGAGAAAAATTTAACAATAGCCCTTACAATCTCTAAAAGAACGACAAATATTTGTACAACAAAATAAAGAAGATATTTTACAATATATTCCCATAAAATTTGTATTAAACCATATGCAAAAACAACAACAGGAAGTATTATTGTGAATAAGAAGAAAAATACTGAAATTATAAAATACAGTAAATCAAAATTTCTTACACCATCATTAATTGGAAATCTATTAACCTCACTTAGACAACTTCTTTCTAATACTTCTTTGATTGCTAAAAATCTACCTCTATTCGTACCTCTTCTATATTCATCAATTAATTGTGATGTTGTATAAACTTTATTATAAATAAACTCATAAAATGTATCTTCACAATTAATAGCATCATTATAATTTGGATAATCATCCCAATCTAAACTAAATGAGTAGGACCTTTGAAATACCGAATATCTATAGTCAAATTCTTTATATGTTATTTGAACGGGCTTTGCGATTTCTGTATCTACACCATTGACGTTAATAACATCAGTCTTTTTAATTACTGTAATTTTTACTGGTTTTGATGACCCAGGAACATCAATCCATTTTGAATTATCAACAACACCATCAATTAAAACTTGTATCGAATTAAGTTCGCTAACTTTTTCAAATCTTACTGATTTACCCGCTGGAATTATAATTGTTTTTGATTCTTCAATAACATTTGCCGTAAAATCTAAAACCTTAGTTATTGTGTCTGATTCTTTTTCTGAAGGGTCAAAATCCCCAAGCCAACCATATTCTTTAATATTAGGTACTAAGTAGTTACCTCTTAAGACAGTACCTTTAGGTGCGAAAGCTTGTAAATTTAATATATTTGCGTCAATAAATTGTGTTGGGTTTGGAATCGATGCAATGTCTCTTTCAGCACTATTATATTTTATTTTAAATCTGTATTTACCTTTAGATGGTATACCAACTTTTGGGTCTTGTGAAACAACCAAATTTCCATATTCATCTGTAATGAGATAATCCAAATTCATTGGTACATCCACTAAGAACACTCCATTTTCATCAATAACTTTACCGCCAGATTCTAAAGCAAATTGCTCTAGTATTGGTCGACCAAATTGGTCTAAATTGATTGTTTGTCGTATAGCTAAAATAGTACCAGGTCCTGTAACTAGTCCACACAAATCACCTTGTTCTGATTTTGGTTTACAATTAGTTTTCAAATAATCTTCATCAGGTGATGAAAATATTGAACCCATAAATAAAGCTGTTGGTTTTATATCTACGTTTTGGTCTCTTAAATCAAAATCGACCCTTGTAATACCAACATTACAAAAATCATTCTCACCCCAAAAAGAACCTATATTAGCTTCTTTTACTATATTAACTAATTGTGGTAAAGTGTTTAAATCGGAAGAGCTTCTAAAACTATTACCATCAAATTGTTCTCGAGTTCCTCTACCCATTTTTAAAAGGTCTGTTGGTCTTAAAGAAAAACAACCCATATCTGATAGGTCAACGTCTACGACAATTCTTTGGTCTCCTGTTGGAACACCTACAATCATATAGTCGCCAGATTCATTTGTCTTGACGGTGTATTTGTAATATTTTTCGTATATTTCTAAAACTTCAACTCTATTTAAAATATCTTCTTTGGTTGGAAATGTTCCTGTGGGAACGTGTCCTTCATATGAGGGTTCGTATGGTAATAAATTATATCGATATCCATCTTCATTAATGTCTGCTGGTGATGTATATGGATATAATGTTGCAATGACAGGGTTAATTGCATCAACATCTTCAATTGGTACAAAAACCGAGACTCTTGCATTTGGGATTCCGAATCCTCCGTTAGCAACTACTCTACCAACAATAACTCCGTAATCCGAACAAAATCTTTTATATACATCAGATTGTGTAAGCTTAAGCGATAGGATTTCCAAGAAATCAAAATCTTGGTCAATGTTAACCCTAATTGTTTGGTCTTCCCCTGGTTGTGAATTTACTGATGTTCTTAATCTATAAGATTTTGCCATGTCTACTTTTTGATAAATAGTTTAAACTATATTTTCAATAGTAGGTTAATAAAAGACCATGTGAATATTATTGTTTTACTCTAACGGCAATATCCTTAGTATCAAATCTAATTTGATAAAATTCTGTTGGTTGAGCAAAAATAGTATCGTCAACTAATTTAATTTGTTTTGTTGTCGCATCTAAATATTGTTGTGCTGTTTGTGAACTTGAATATTGTCCTCCAACCATGTTGAACACTTTAATGTCGGATACTGAAACAATACCTCTTAATTCTTGTACTAATTTTCTTAATTCAGATATAATAACATTTTGTCCCATCTCTCTATTCAATGGTGTCATATATGAAGAAACAGTATCAATAATATCTGCAATTAATGCGCTTTGGTTTGTTGCCTTTTCAAGTGTCACACTTACTTCAAATCTCAAGTCAATTACTTTACCAACTTGTACAGTCAAACTATCGTTTGTCATTCTAAAATCATTAAGATAAGTTCTAATATTGTCTTTCAATACTTGTGGAACTTGTTGTGTCATTTTACCGCTTGTGTCCTGACTTAATATTGCAATGTATATTTGGTTATTTAATTCTAAAACTCCAACTTTAGCAGGAACACCGTATACACCAGGCATTCTATTAATAAGTGCATAATAATCACCAATAGTTACCGCTCTATTTTGGGTACTAAAATTATATGTTACAAGATTCCTAACTTCTTCAATTGAGGGTGGGTTT